GCCATATTTTCGTCATTGATGCACGACCATGCTTTATACTCAACTCCTCGGGTCTCGTCGTAAAGGTCTTGAACGAGTTGATCATAGATTGATATTCCGACCTCACCTTTTCTTTCTGGCTTTTTATCCAGAAACTTACGGTTTATTTCCCGTAAGATGAGCATATCTTTTCATCTGCGTGAGATGGCGCGGACTCGTGCGAGGATTATAGTTCGCCAAACCGGCGAGATCACCTCGTATGCGTTGCCTGTGACTTCGTCTTTACTCGAAGCCTTCCAGTCGGATTCCCGTCTCAGGGTTCCCGTTTTCTTCCGCGCTGCACTCCAACTGTCGCCAGAAGGAGGGGCGTCGCCACCATTGGTATCAACTACGACATAATCCACATCCAAATCATCATAAAGCTGACGGATGCGGATTGCTTGGTCTTGACCATGACCACCATCAATGGTCTCCATGTAACACTCATTGCGGATATACTGTCCGGAGTTGTTAGGCAGGAGCTGCAACAGAGTGATCGCTGTTGCATCGTTCTTCGCGCCGCCGGAGGTTGCGATATCGCAGCTCAGCAGGCGAATTTCCCCCGGTTCCTTGCTTGGGTACTTCAGCTTGGGATCGCCAAGTGCCGCATACATAGGCCGCGGATAGATTGGGCGCGTGATGCGCCGTGCAGAGTTCAGGTCTGTAAAAGAGAAGAATGCACGTTCAGATTCGCCATAGAATTCTGAGCACATTTCCATGCTCCATGAGATTTCGTTGAAATCATCTTCCTGCATCTCTTCTCGAATCTGTTCCATCGGATAATATCCTGCAGAAACAGGCAACTGATAAGGGAAACCGCACACGATATACGGCTCGCTCTTGATCATCGACTTAAAATAAGCCTTAAATTTCGCCCAGCTGTAATGCCATTTGAAGTATGCCGAGCTGATATAGGTCTCCGTGTTACGCTCCTTTGGATAGTTCTTATATTTTGGGAAACTGTAAAAGCCCGGAGTGCGTTCTCCGGCTTTGAACTTTCTGAGCACCTTATCAATAATATCCTTCGGAATCTGCACGAATTCGTCCGCAATCATCCAGTTTGTACGCGCAGAACGTGAAGAATCACGCGCTGTTACAACTTTGACCACGGAGCCATTTTTGAATTTGATGTACGCCTCGCTGGGCGTCACCTTGTAATCTTCAATCTCGTTCGTTAGATTGGGTGAGTCAGGCATAAACTTTTCGACTATCTTGTTCAATAGGTTCGTTGACTGACTTCGGACGCCGGCCGCGACAGTGACTTCCAGACCGGGATACAAAATGCACCGAACACAAATAGCCGCCGCCACGATCATGGACTTACCCATGCCGCGAGAAGCGATAATCATCACATAGGTGTTCAGACAGATTAAGTCCAGTAGAATGCACTGGAACATCGCCAGCCATTTCATGCCGAGATAATCCTGAGCAAAACGATGTGGATTAGCTCGATAGAAACTAACCCACTTGCACATACCTCGTTCAATTTTTTCAGCTTTGGTGGCATCCATCAGGCATCACCGCCGTTCTCTTCTCCGGCTTCCTTTTCTGCCAGAAGGTCAACACCCTCCATAGCGCGATTCATAATGGCGTCAAAGACGTCCTCATCATCGAGATCCTCCAAATCAGGGTCATCGACGCGATATTTGTTCATTTCGTCCTCGTACATCTTGGCGTGTCGGTTCTTGATGCCAAGCATATGGCACAAATGGCCGAGAAAGTAAATGCTGATGAGACGGATGATACCGTCCACGTCCTTCCACTCTGGAAGCGGTTCCGGAATCGGGTCGTGATCCTCGAATCGCTTAATCATCTTTCCGAGCGGGATTTCCGACTCTCGATCCTTTGCTTCGACGATTTTAGGCGTCAGAGCAGCGCGGTCGAGCGTTTTCTGGTAGGTGTCGGTCAATTTCTGATATACGTCCACTTTGCCGTCCAACAGCATCTTGTTCTGCTGCAGCTTGATGATACATAGCTCGCGAACCAGAGATTGCTGTGATTTGCCTTTAACGACACACTTCGCCAGCCAGTCCTCATACTCATTCTGCAAGAATTCATACTCGGTGGCGGTAAAGTTAAGCCCCCACTCATTCATCAGTTCCTTGGTTACTTGGAAATCTGTCTGCTGAGTAGGGGTTTCGGTATCTTCATAGGTCTGCAAAGCCAAGTCCTCTTCCTCACGAATCGTCGAATCGTAGGTCTTTCCGTCGTAAGCGTTGAGGTTTAGTTTTGCGATATAAGCCGACATACGGCTTTTATATGCTCCCATCTCCTTGGATGCTTCGACCAGAGTAGGGGAGTAATACAGATCAAACTTCATGCAGATTCGGCGGATTGCCGTGTCTGCATCGAACATTTTCTGATAACGGTTGAACAGATCATCAATACAGCCACGGCAGACAGGAAGTCGGCCGCTGTTGTTGCAATACAGCATTGTGTTCGGTGCATTGTAAAAATCGGTCGCGCGGGAGTATTCCGTCCCGCAGCAGACGCATCGCTTAATCTGGTGCGGCTTTACTGCGGGTGTGAGCTTGTCTTCTTTTTTAGGGATGGTGGGAATCTTAGGCACTAATGCCATTAACCCTCACCACCTTCCGCCTCCTGCATCGTAGCGTAAAACTGATCGGAGGCTTCGTTCAGCTTCGGAAAAGCAGTGAATCGCACCGTGTGCTTAGTCGGTACAATGCGCTTCTTACCATCAGAACCCGGGAAGTTGTCTACCATCTGGTAAGATTTACGTTCATGGTTTTCAAACTTGCCAAAGTTCATCTCCCGCAGGTCCTGCAAAATCGTGAGCTTGGCGTTGGGGAACAGCACTTCCGCTGTTTGCTGGACGCTGTTTACAACCTTCTTGCTGTCTTCATAAGCCATCTCGTACAGTTCGGAGTGCTTCGAGTACAGTGCAGCGTAATACAGCGTGTTCTTATCTTCTTTCTTCTTGGCTCTTGCCATGCTTTAATTTTCCTCCAGTTTGAGATAATACACGGCATCGCGGCCATAGTCCTGCTCAAAAGTCATCAGGAGCTGACTTGGCTTAGCATAAAGTCGCTTGCCGTGTGCATGATTGTCCGAACCGCAAAGAGCCGGCGCAATCATGCTGTCCACACCGAATCGGTCAAGCGATTCTGCATGGTGCTTGTCACCCATGATGGCAATATCCACCGGAGTGCCAAGATCGCGCGACAGCAGCATATTCGCCGTCACGCCAAAGTCTCGAACCGTGTCCAGATCGCCGTGTGTAGAAACAACTGTCTTGCCGCCGATGAAGTCTGTGATGAACTCCTCGCACATCGGGCAGACGTTGATGGTATCGTCATCCTTGAGTCGTGTTGCCAGCCACCAAGGAATGATTTTCTCCATGTTATCGGCGTGGATGCTTTCTTTCTTGTTCTGGACGGTTCGCATATGATTGCCGTAAGTAGCAAACACATCTACACGGTCTACAGCCGCAGAGATCTCATGAATTGCCTCGGCGAGAATTTCTGAGACGCGCATCAGCTGGTCACAGGTGTTCTCGACTGATTCCAGTCGAACTGTAGGATGAATTGCTCCATGAGCAAAATCGCCCAGCAGATGAATATGCAGGTCGGTAACCTGATGCATCAGCAGACGCTCTACCGTCTCATCAATCAGGCGGCGGACACGCTGAGCGCATACCTCTGGGTTATAGCTGTTGAACGGATTGTCGCATACCATGCCATAGTGCCAATCGGTCAGAACCAGCAGGGCTTCCGTCCCGAGGCGATGGACTTCTCCCGCTCGAGGCAGCGGAACCAGTGGCTTGCTCATATTGAGCTGCTCAGCTGAGCGGATAATACACTCGTGCAGGCTTTCTTCGCGTGCCTTTGCGTTGACTACGCGGGTCAGTGCCTGACGCTGGTCGTAGAACTTGCGCTGCTCCTTGCGGAGCTCAAGCTCGCGCTGTTCAATCTCGTGAAGCTGAGCACTGTTATCAGTCAGCTTATCGCGGTTGGCTTCAAAGAGTTTGCAGAATGCCGCATAGTCCTTGCGGTACTTGCTCTCGGTGTACTGGTAGCCAAGCTGATAGTTCAACAGGTCAGCTACGTCCTGCCAAGAGCCAATCTGCTCTTTGATGTTACCGATACGGTAAATGTAGGCGTACTCGCTCTCATCTTCTTTTCTGAGCCAGTCAGTCTTCACGCATTATCCTCCTCGGCAATGGCAGCCAGTCGTGCGCGGCGACGGTCGATAACGTCAAGCAGTGCAGCGGCGTCCTTGTTATGTGGAATAACGCGGAGGTACTTCTCTTCTTCGCACAGCCAATACTTGCCGGTGGCGGTACGCGGAACACGAAGCTCTGGATAAAGTTTGTAGATGGTGGCTCTTTCAGCCTTGGAAATTCGGATCAAATCGTTATGTCTCCTTAATTTTTGATAGGTTAGAACGACGAAAAATCGCTTTCTATACCACTTTGGAGAAAAATAAAAAATGGAGCGATTCCCGAAATTTCGGAATATCGCTCCATTTTTATGTGTCATACTTCTCTCGATTTTTTATGTCAACTTGTCATTTTCTGCTTTTTCTCAATGTTCGCTCGGAGGATCTTCGCAATTTCCTGCATAGTGTGAGGTCGATTTCGTTCTTTGCGACGTTCTTCTTTTTCTGCTTCGTAGAGCTCTTCAAACACACGGCGTTTTGCCTCATACGCCTCGAATGTATGACCGTACAGCTTTACACTACCTGTCAGGCATTCGGTCGCGATCTGAATTGGCTCACGGCTCGTCTCGAGCATCTCGTAGAACGAAGAGTTCGCCGTCCCGAACAAAGAATCGAAGAGCAGCTTACTCACGTCTGAATTTTCTTCTTTCTCCATGTCACGCAAGATAACATACATAGTAGCCGTATTGCATTTGTATTTTCCAACATATTCAATCAAATCTCGCTTAATTTCCTTAATCTCGTCCCGGTATGCTTCATAGCGTTCATTGGCATCATGATTATCTCCATCTTTGACAGGAGATGCCAGAGCTCCATAGATGGAAGCTATCTGTCGGCGCGCATCTCGAACAGCTTCAATAAACTTCCGTGCCAGCTCATACCGTGCCCCAGCCGTGCCGACCATTACCGGGTCGATCACATAACTAAAGGGCTTGTTTGCTTTGTACGAGCCTCGCCAGAACCGGCAGCGGTTGATTGTGTGCTGAACGTAGTCCATCGTGGTTTTGTGAAACAGGTAGGCTTTCTTTTCGCTATCATAGTATCCTTTACGGCGAGCCAGCGTCCCGAAGAAGTTCGGCTTGATTGCGCGACCCTTGTCGTCGCGGCGTTCGTACTTAGCTTTCAGGCGCTTGTACTCGTCGCGGTTATTTACCACGAACTCTTTTTTTGCTTTATCAATTTCCAGGCCGCTCATGACATCTAGCATAGACGTATCATAGTAAATCTCAGCCACATCCTCAAAAGCCGCGCCGCTGTTGAGTTTATCCCAAAGCAGACTGTTAAGCTCCTGAGAAAGGTTGATAATCTCGCCGATCATATTTTCGCTAGTTTTGATGTCGAGGTCTGTCTGCTGGGCACTGGTATAAGCACGCTTGGTTTTTTTAGACTCAACCAACGAAGTCGGAACTTTGAAGAGGGAGTAATTCTTCTCAGCCGCCTTAATCAGCATCGGATCATCAGTCAACATGCACGTGTCCGAGTCAAAATCAGCGCCTGACAATCTTTGTAAAATATTCTCGCCGATAGAATTCAAGCATACGATTTCTTCTGTTAAGTTCATATACCGGCGCACTTCAGGCACATACAGGTTGTCCGCCAGCAAGATATTCCCCTGACACACATGCGGACTGCGCGACCCCAACAGACGCTGACCTTCATCAAACCGCAGTGACATCACATGACCGGCCGGGATAGACGACTCGCCGTCGAACTGCCCGATAGACGCTTTCAGCATTTCCAGTGGATTGCCGACCAGAGTCGAATAATTGCCGTTGACCAAGACATGACCGCGACGGATGTTGTTCTGGTATGACCGAATCAGCCCGTCTCGGAACTCAGCATACATCTGCGTCTGCGCGAATCTGTCATTGATACCCAACAGACGGAAGATAATATCGTTTCTGGTCAGCAGTGGAGACTTCATTTCACTGGCTGCCGACTGTTGCTTCAGATGATAGCGCATAACCGCCGGATTGTTCTTTAGTTGTCGCATATACTCGATGGACGGCTCGAGAAACTCATCCACCTCTTCCTGCGACATCTGCAGAGTATTCAGCAACTGATAATGGGTAGACACCATACGTCCGTCAAAGAAGTGTGTCTTCTTCTCATGCTTTACCACGCCGAACATAGGGTCAGTACGTTTCAGCCACTCGCGCAGCCGGCCAAACTTCAAATACTTAATACTGGACGGCGTAGTGATCAGCTTGATGTCCTCGATAGACTTCGCCAACGTGAATCCGTTCAACTGCTCGATTTTCGTAATCTCGTGGTCAGCAAGGAACTGCTGAATGTTTGCGTTGAAGCAGCAGGACTTAAAAAATCGGTTTCGGAGCAGCAGCATACCGTACTGTTCGTACTTGGGGCCAAACAGAGACTTGTCCATCAAAGACTGGCCGTCCCAGATGCTGTTCGTGATCTCAACGTGTTCAGGGCCAGACACCAGATGACCGTCCTCACGCACTCTGGTCGCGATAACGTCATCCGTGAACGTGCTCTCAAAATCATCGATTACCAAAAAGTTCTCCGGCCGAACCTCCAGCGTGTCCACAATAGAGCTTGCCGTCAGCGCGATATAGCTTTCCAGAGCAGCGAGATCAATCGCCTGTCCCGGTTGCACTTTAATGCCGCACATCTCCCACTTGTGCATAGCAGGGTAGAGGCGTTCGTCAATGTACAAACATTTGCCGACACGAGAGGAACCGGCCGACCGCTTGTAACGAACATAATGGATGCCGTCACAATAGAAGCCTTTTTCGTAAAGCTCCTCGCGGATGTCAGCAACACTAACCTCAGTGGCAATGTTAATTTTCGCTTTGTACTGGCCGTCTTCCAGATAAAAATACTTGCCGAGTACGGAAGGGGGTAGGGGGTTCTGGACATTCGTGTCACACTGGATGGCAATCAGCTCGCCGTCGACAACATACGCACAGTCGTCCATATTCTCGGCGATCTCATCATATCGCCAGCCGTTTTTGATGTACAGCGTCTTGCGGATACGGTTGTATGCCTTGACTGCGTAATGCGCCGTCACGTTGATAACACGATGGGTGTATTCCTTGCCGCCCAACTCAAAAGAGAAATTCCTGCGGCGGTATACCCGCTCGTAGACGTCTCTCAGCTTGAGCAGGTCAAGTGAGTAATCCAGCGTGTTTCTGAATCGCTTCAGATTGAACCCGCCGTCCGAAGACCGGATGTTGTATCCGATCTCGGTTGGGCGGTCATAGTGGTTTGCGAGGTAGACATCCTTGCCGTCCACACTTGGAATGTATACGGCATTCGTCATTCAGTCACCTCGCCACTGTACTCGGCGCGGAGACGATCACGCATAGACAAGTGCGCGTCAGGGTCGCCCGCTTGGTAATAACTCATTTCGAGCCAATATTCACTTTCAAGATCTACCTATACAACTGCGTACCCGCAGACATCATCTGCTGTCAGGTTGCAGGAGTTGTAGCGCGAACAATACTCGCAGTCATCGTGGATGCAGTGGTTTTTCTTCATTTGGTTTTCTCCTTTTATTGGTTTTCTGGCGGCAAAAGCGGCCGCCTCGCTCTCCTTGCTTTAAGCCTCAGCCGCGAACTTTTCGAACAGCTTCTGCTGACCCTTGCCAGTAATGGAAGGAACGGTGAAGGCATGGCCGGCCTTGATGACCTCGTAGGTCTTGAACCAGCCGTTGTTGATGTAGCGCTGATACGGCATATTGTTAGCCTGCAGGAAGCCATTCTTGCGGAGCCACTGGAACATGCGGTTGCGGCCGGTCTGGATGCCGAGTTTCTCAGTTACGAGCTTTGCAAAACGCTCGATGGTGAGAGTTGCGGAAGTGCTGCCGACCGCGTTGTAGAAATCAACCTTATGCTCATCGGCGGCAATCTTAGCCTCAGCTTCCATTCGGCGCTGCTTTTCTTCCTTCAGCGTGGTAGCCATCTGAATGATAAAGTCTGGATTGGTCAGCGCCTTCTCGATGACATCCATATCCATATAAGCGCCATGCTTGCGGATGGTCGGCAGAACCTCGGAGGTCACCCAACGCTTAAATTCCTTGGCGGTCGGCAGCTTGCTCGAAACGATGAGACTGTAAAGACCAGATTCGTTGATAATAGTTAAGCCGCGATTCGGAATTTCAAAGGTCGCGTTTTCCGACCTTTGAAGAATAGCGCGATCTTCTTCATCGATGTGACTCAAAAGAGCGTCTTTTGTGTTGCCGTATCCAAGAACGATAGCCACATCTTTGCCTACAAACCACGGCTCGCCGTCACGGACAACCGTGCGTACCTGCTGGTCGTTAAAGAGGAATTCCTTGGTTACATAGTTGGTATTGGCGTTCATACTGTTTGCACTCCTTGTAATATTAGTTTTCTGTTTTCTTGCGTCGTTTTCTATACTTGCCGCGTTTCCGCACCAGAAACAGAGGTTCAAGCTCGGCAGCTATCGCTTTGTTGCCGGTGTAAAATACGCGGGGGTTTAACATAATGCTTCCGACCGGCAAACCGTGGAACGGTTCTTTCAGCCGGGTCATAATCGTCTCCGTTCCTTTGCTGGTTCGGATGACTTGGTTGTAATAGAGGTTTGTCAACTCTCCGTAACCGCTTCGCTCATAGCCGCCAGCTGCACAAAGTCGAGCGGCGGTAAGAGGAGCCACCAGAAACGGATCATTCTGAAAGGGGTTCAGACAAAACACGTTGAAGTCCTTATGCAGATAGGGAAGCATCGGAAGCAGATATTTCAGCCCCAGACTCATGGACTCAGTCCTGTACATCTGTGCGATAGAGGAGAAATACATCCTCACATACCTGAAACCGCTCTGCTCCGCTTTCGTAGACTCGCGTCGTGTAATCTCACCCCTGCGAAACAGGTCTTGGTTGAACAACCACTCGCCGCGGTCATTCTGCCAGATGAAGTCTC